TGACAGATCGTAAAATCTGGATTATCGACGCCACTGACTTGAACGCCGAGCAAATTAAGCAAAAGGCAATCAGGCATAAGCTTGAATATCCAGAGACCGCGCTGGTGGCCGTAGACTACCTCGGGTTGATTAAGCTTCAGGGAAAAAACCGCCATGACCTTGAGGTGGGTGAAGTATCAAAGTGTCTAAAATCGCTGGCTAAGACGAATAAGACCCCCGTCATTGCTCTTAGCCAACTGTCTCGCAGTGTAGAAACACGACCGAATAAACGGCCGGTTAACGCCGACCTCAAAAACTCCGGAGAAATTGAAGCAGATGCCGACATCATCATGATGCTTTACCGGGATGAGGTTTATAACGAGGAGAGCACAGCGCGAGGAATTGCCGAAATCAACGTGACTAAAAACCGCAATGGCGCACTTGGAACCGTTTACCGCAGTTTTCGCAACGGCCACTTTCAGCCCATCGACCAGGCCGAGGCTGATAATTTGTGCAGAGAGCAACCGGAATCCAATAGTCGTCGCTATTCAAACCGAGGGAGAGCAGCATAATGCGTGATATTTCGATGGTGTTGGAACGCTGGGGAGCATGGGCGGCCAGTGGTAAAAGCAATCACGGTTACCCGCGAACTGCTGCAGGACTTTCCCGACTACTACCTGCGAGCCGTGCAGGCCGAGTATCTTGTTGTGACGACGACGGCATGCAGCTAAACGAAGCCATGATTAGGCTGAGCAAAAAAGACGAGTATCTGTGCTCACTCATTGAGTGGTACTACATCGACAATCTTAACCTGCGGGTTATGGGCAAAAAATTGGGTATTTCATATAACACAGTGGCTATGCGCCTACAGACTGCTGAGGGCTTTATTGACGGGTGTCTTTGGGCACTAGATATCCGTCTTGAGATGGACCGAGAATGCCGAAAAGAAAGTATTGTAGCCTTTGAACTCAAAAAAGTTGCGTCATGACAAATCCGTGATTAATCTGCTAAGAGTGGTTACTTAGTCACGTAGCTTACACAGTTCAAGATTTGCACTTTGGCTGGTTTTTTAGTAAAAAATGGCATCACTATTATACAGTTATATGCTATTTTTTCGTGATGAAAACCCCGTATTTTAAGGTGCCATCATGAGCGGAATATGCAGTTGCAATGTAAGGCTAGATGATTCTCAATACTGTATTGATAGTTTTGGTAACACTTTTAAGTCATGCCCGCGATGTTCACAAATTTCAGGGCATCATGTCTTCTACACAACAGATGAATTTGGTGAGAAAGATATGGGGGATGGGCGTGTTTTATTGCAGACTTATTGTCCATCATGCAGAAGCTACAAAAATCGTCCTCTTGTGCCAGCATTTGAGTGCAAATAAAACGTACATATCAAAAATGTAACGAGCTTGTTCGACCTTCGCACTCAATTAAAACCTACATTATACAGAAAGTATTCTCCGTTCCTGGCAAGTTACTTGAATTATTAGCAGCCTAATAAGTTTCAATTTTTCAAAGGGTCACTTCGGTGGCCCTTTTTTATGCCCAAATTTAGCGCCGAGCATTCACCCTCAAATGACCCCCGTGTCGCCTCATGCTCCGGCGCTAACCCTTTCGACTACAGCACACAGCCAACAACCGTTGGAGGTGGAGACTATGAAGATGAATCAACAGTCTGGAAACATTGTCACTCAGTTCTTTGCGTGGCTGGCAACCATTGCTGCGGCACTGGGATGGACAACGCAGGACTTTGTATATTTCATTTTTGGTGCAATAGGCGTGGTTATTTCATTGTTATCTTTTGTTCTGGGGAGAATTGATGCTCGTTACAAAAAGCGTGAAGAGGCCAAGCGTACAAAAATAATTGAAGACATGGCAAATGAGGCGAGAAAGGTTCCTTTAGAAGAACGACATAGCGCTATTAAGGTGCTTTCAGATGCTGCGGCTAAGGCTGATTCCTAATGGCAAATCTGAAAACAAAACTCAGTGCAGCCATGCTGATGCTAATTGCCGCTGGCGCTTCTGCACCGGTAATGATGGACCAGTTGCAGAAAGAAAAGGAAGGCAAAAGGCTTAATGCCTACGCCGACACGGGGGGCGTCTGGACCATTTGTGGTGGTGTGACGCGTGTAAATGGTAGGTCAGTTGTAAAGGGCATGCGGTTAACGCAGGCACAATGCGATGTGATTGATAAGGCCGGGCAGTTAAGCGCTTTAGCTTGGGTTGAGCGCAATGTGCACGTACCGCTGACGGAACCGCAAAAAGTCGGTATAGCATCGTTCTGCCCGTGGAATATAGGCCCTGCTAAATGCCTTCCCTCAACGTTCTATCGAAAGTTGAATGCTGGCGACCGGCTGGGTGCCTGCGCCGAAATAAAGCGCTGGATATTTGATGGTGGTAAAGATTGCCGCATCCGTTTTAACAACTGTTATGGGCAGGTGTTGCGCCGCGACCAGGAAAGCGAACTGACATGCTGGGGGTTAGATGGCAGATAAAATATATCGCATAGCTGCCCTGGTCATGTTGGCTTGTATAGGGTTGCTGATGTGGATTGCTTTCCACTACTACGGCAAGTACGTAGCACAAGCCGACTCACTGGCCACTGCCGTACAGCAAAAGAAGGAAGCCGAATTCATCACCAAATCACAGGCGTTGAGTGTCGGCATATTCAACCAGATTGCCGGAGCAACGCTCGATGTTCAAAAGGCTAACATATCTGCCAGTCAGGATAGGCAGGTCATTATCAAGACTGTGCTCAAGACTGACACCTGCGCGGTACAGCCTGTTCCTGCTGCCGCTGCTGGTAGCCTGCTCGAGCACTACAACGCAATACGTAAAGGTGCCAGCAACGCCGATACCGGCCAGCCTGCTGGTACAGTGCGAGGCATCCCCGCCGCCCGATGACCCACTGACATACGGCGGCTCAATGCTTTGGAATGAACTGCTGTTGACGGACCTTGAAAACTGCAACAGCCAGATAGATGGCATTCGAAGAGTTGAAGCCAAACGTTAAGTGAGGAAGCATGAAACATATTCAGTTAGCGAAATTGTATAAGCACGGCCAGTTCTTTGGTTACGGGCTTGCCGTTGATGGTGAGCTGCTCAAGCAGCAGATTGATACCACGATAACCACCGAGCCAGATAAGCTTCCGACTATCAATGCCAGCTTCTACCTGAAAGAGCAGCAGGCTGAAAACCCTATCATTATCCATCTGGATCAGGTTGAGATATCGCCGTTATGAAAGAGCCAAGGGTATACGGCAGCAAGTGGAATAAAGCTCGACTGAGGTTTCTGCAAGAGAACCCATTGTGCGTGATGTGTCATGAGCAAGGTTGCATCGTTGCGGCCAGTGTTGTGGACCATATCGTTGCGCACAAGCTCAAAGACGCACTGCTGACCGGCAACCCTTCACTCATCAAGCCCGCACAGAAATTGTTCTGGGACAGTAAGAACTGGCAGCCGTTGTGCAAGATGCACCATGACTCCACCAAGCAGCGGATGGAGAAGAGCGGGTATGTCTCGGGCTGCGATGAAAACGGCATGCCCATCGACCCTAAGTCGCATTGGAACCTATCGAGCGGTATTTAATGGCAAATGAAATCATTTCAAATTAAATGATAATCGTTTGCATTTGGGCAAGGGGGAGGGTAAATCTCTAAACCTGATCGCCCCGAAGACCGACCACTGTCCTTTCTGTGCACAACCGCGAAATGAAAAGTTTTTTTCTGGGCTGTTTTCGGCCTAAATCGAATAGTTGCATATGAAACCATTTTATTTGCAATTGATACAAATTCTCGTTTGAAAGGGAGGTTTCTATGGCCGGTCGTCGCCCGAAACCGACCAAGTTAAAATTGGTAACTGGTAATCCGGGCAAAAGAAAATTAAATGAAAAAGAGCCCAAACCGGCGAGAGAAATTCCGAGCCCGCCCTCTCACCTGACTGATTGGGGCAAAGCAGCCTGGGGGCGGCTTACCGTTCTGCTCGATGGAATGGGCGTCCTTACTGTCGCAGACACGATGGCCCTTGAGCGTCTTTGTGATTTGTACGCAGAAATCCTGCATTTGCGCCAGCTCATAGAAGTTGAAGGACGCACGTACACAACGAAAACCCAAATGGGTGATTTCCTGATCAAAGCAAACCCTGCAGTTTCAATGCTGGCGGATGCGGATCGCCGTTTTAAAAGCTACCTGGTGGAATGCGGCCTGACGCCTGCCGCCCGTACTAAGGTGCATGTGAATGGTGACCAAGAAGAAGACGACCCGCTCAACCAGTTCTTCGGTTGACCAGGCTACGCAGTATGCAATGGATGTGTCAGACGGAAAGGTTTTGGCAGGTCCAGATATTCGCAATGCATGCGCACGACATTTACGGGACTTAGAACATGGACCAGCACGCGGTTTATTCTGGGACGTTGCAGCTGTAGAGCGTGTGATCACCTTCTTTGCCAAAGTCCTGAAGCTAAACGGGGGGGAGCATGAAGGGATGCCTTTTATTTTGCTTCCCTGGCAATGCTTCATTGTTGGTTCCCTATTTGGTTGGAAGGCCGAAGACGGTACTCGCCGTTTCAGGATGAGTTATATCGAATCAGGTAAAGGTTCCGGTAAGTCACCGCTTGCTGGTGGGGTGGGGCTTTACTGCTTGGTCGCCGATAGCGAAGCTCGCGCAGAAATATACGCGGCGGCCACTAAAAAAGACCAGGCTATGATCCTGTTCCGAGATGCCGTATCAATGGTCGATCAGTCACCGGCGCTGGCGCAAAGAATAGTGAAGTCAGGTACCGGATTAAACCTATGGAATCTGGCTTTTTTGCAGAGCGGTTCCTTTTATAAACCCATAAGCTCCGACGATGGGCAATCCGGACCGCGTCCGCACTGCGCACTGATTGACGAAGTGCACGAACACAAAACCAACACCGTTGTTGAGATGATGCGCGCCGGAACAAAGGGGCGGCGTCAGGCGCTAATGTTCCTGATCACCAACAGCGGGCATGACAAAACCAGCGTTTGTTATGACTATCATGAGTACGGTCGAAAGATTGCGGCCGGTATGGAAGAAGATGACAGCTTTTTCAGTTTCATCTGTTCTCTGGATGAAGGGGATGACCCTTTCAAAGATGAATCGTGCTGGGGTAAGGCGAACCCCTCCCTCGGCCAGACATTCACAGATAAATACCTTCGCGAGCAGGTCACGCAGGCGCGCGGAATGCCCGCGAAAGAAAGCATTGTCCGTCGCCTTAACTTTTGCCAATGGGTTGATGCCGCTAACCCTTGGATGGGCAGCGATGTCTGGATGGGTTGCGAGTCGGATTTTGACCCGGACGAGATGATCGGTGAAGAGTGTTACGGCGGCCTCGACCTTTCAGGTACGCGAGACTTAACCGCGCTGGCGCTCTACTTCCCGCAAAGAAAACGCCTGATGGTTGAGTTCTGGACGCCGAAAGAGACGCTTTTGCACCGGGCTAAGACAGACCGAGTGCCTTATGACATGTGGGAGAAAAAAGGGTTCTTACACGCTACGCCGGGCAACGCCGTCAAATATGGGTTTGTTGCAGAGCGTATCGCCGAGCTCGCGCTGAAATTCCAGATCAAGGCGATCGCCTTTGACCAATACCGCATTAAGTATCTCGAGCCTGAGCTTGATGAGGCTGGTGTGGGTGTACAGCTCATTCAGCATGGACAGGGGTTCTATAAAGCGGCTGACTCTGGCCTGTGGATGCCGCATTCCATCGAGTTATTCGAAGGGTTGTTGGATGACAAAGAAATCGAGATCCACCTTAACCCCTGCCTCCGTTGGAACGCAGCATCAGCCGTGATTGAAACAGACCAAAAGAACAACCGAATTTTTGCAAAGAAAAAGAGTACCGGCCGCATCGATGGCGTGGTTGCTGCGGCAATGGCGATCGGCGCGGCTGACGGGGAGGTTGAAGATGATTTCAACCTTGATGATTTTCTGTCGAGACCGATGAGCATGTAATGTCAGAAACCAACTATAGCATTGACCTTCGCACCAATAATGGTCTGTGGGCGCGCATGGCATCGTGGTTTGTCGGTGGGCGTCTGGTGAACCCCGATCAGGGATCACAGACCGGGCCGGTGTCGGCGCATGGTCATTTGGGTGATTCTTCTATCACTGATGAACGTGCGCTGCAGATATCCACCGTTTGGGCCTGCGTTCGCCTCATATCTTCCGTGACGTCGTGTTTACCTCTCGACGTTTTCGAAACCCAGAACGATAACCGTCAAAAAGTGGGTTTGGATAATCCGCTTGCCCGGTTATTGCGGTATTCCCCGAACCAGTACATGACCGCTCAGGAATTTCGAGAGTGCATGACCATGCAGCTGGCGTTTTACGGCAATGCGTATGCGCTGGTGGAGCGCAATGGAGCGGGTGACGTGATAAGCCTCCTGCCGTTGAATTCGGTCAATATGGACGTGCGGCTGGAAGGTAAGAAAATTGTTTACCGGTATAAGCGGGACTCGGAATACGCCAACTTTACTCAAAAAGATATTTTCCATCTTAAAGGGTTCGGATTTAACGGGTTGGTTGGCATGTCACCGATCGCCTTCGCGACAAAAACAGCCGGTGTTGCGGTGGCGATGGAAGACCAGCAACGCGAGTTTTACGCCAACGGTGCTAAATCGCCGAAGATTCTGTCAACAGGCGACAAGGTTTTAACGAAAGAGCAGCGCGATCAGCTTCAGGAGAACTTCAAAGAAATAGCCGGAGGTCCGGTTAAGAAGCGCCTCTGGATCCTCGAGGCCGGATTTACCGCGCAGGATATCGGCGTCAGCCCACAGGATGCCGAGACAATGGCCTCCCGTAAGTTTCAGGTCAGTGAGATTGCCCGCTTCTTCGGTGTGCCACCTCATCTGGTGGGCGACGTT